AGTGTTGTAATAACATTGCTAGCTACATTTGATGTAACTCCTCCACCTCTTAGGTAGGTTACTGTAAGCGTTGTGTTTGATGGAGCAACACCGTATGCTTTTGTTACCCCTGGTGCGTTTGGATCTATGGAAGGGTCCATGTCAATTTTCCCCGTCGGAAGATTAACACCAATATTGTCGGGAGTTGGAAGTAGCTCCTCATCCTCCGAGTTGCTTATTCCAGCACCAAATTGAACTTCAATTCCATCGTCTAGTATCCGTGTAACAAATCTTCTTGGTACTTTTTTTAACTTTAATAGATATGGAATCTCATCACTATATACTGCTGCATCTGGATCATTAAAGGCTGTGTTTGTTACTTGTTCAAAAATAGTATCTTGAGCCAAGTAAGGTACTTCGTACCATGTATTTCCGTCTGAATCTGTAATAGTGTCGATTCCAATAAAGTCGGCTGGAGTTGTGTCAAATGGTATTTTGAACTTAAAGAACTTTGTTGGTGCGCCAACGGCAACAGTTGTTACAAAAGGTGCTGCAGATACTGCGTTCACTTGCTTTTTAGCTAAGTAATACTCAGGACTACCGTTTGAATCAATTGTATAAACAGAGTACTCGACTGGATCATCTGCTGTATCGATTGCAAAATCTACTACATCTTGAACATAAAAGTTTACTGGAACAATCTCTGTTGCAGTTGGTATGTTTGTAGTTACAGTTGATCTAACTTGCATGCCTGGGTTGATTCGCAAAGTATATCGCGTGTCAGGTTTTGCATTTACTCCACTCCCTGTTGCAGGCATTAACTGATATACGTCTAGTGTTACGTTAGATGGTACACTAATCTTTGGTTTGTATCCCATTGCAGCTGCAATTGATAATACATTCTTCTTTTCTGTTGCTTGTAGTAATAGTGATTCTTTTAACTGAGAATCGACGTAGTAGTTGAGTGTATCTCCAACGTACGCTACAAGCTCTAAGAACATCATTCCTGGTGATGCTTCATTAAAGTCATTGTATGTATTTGGATAGTAGGTTTTAACAAAATCTATTAGACCTTGCTTGATGCTATCAAAATCTCTACCTAAATACTTAATATCCTTTGATGGTGGTGTATACATACTAATCTATTATTGAGTTGCATCTAGTTCTAGTTGAATAGATCGTGTGTCGAATTTGTTTCCAATTAGACTAATACTCATGTTTATGTTAATTCTATTTGGAAAAAATTCAGGAGCATCAACTACTAGCTCATTAATAAATATGTACGGAAGCCAGATTTGAAAGTTTTCTTGAATAGTATCTTGAATCACTTCTACTAGATCGTCTGTTGCATTTTCAAACAAGACTCTACGTAGGTTGCAACCAAAATTTGGTAGCATTGGACGTTCACCGTGGTTTGTTAGTAGTAGGTTTTTGGCATTTGCTACCATCTGATCGATGGTGAGATAATTCAATTGAAATAAAGACCCTTGTTTTGAGCTTGTAGGCAAGTCGATTCCAATAGCCACATTAAGCTCTGAATCTAATACCGGTTTTTTTATCTCTATTGCCATTTATTATTTTTTTATAGGCCCGCCACTTACCCATGCATCGCATGTTCGAGCACCAGCACACTTAAACCAAAAGAACTCACAAAAACCTAAGTTTGCTTCCTTAACGATCACATCACCCTCCTCACCAATTGCCTTTGTTATCTTCTTAATAACGTCTGGTTTTTGATTGAAAGCTCCACAATTCGAACAACGAGACTCCTTTGCAGCCTCTACTGTAGTATCCCACATCTTAGCCTTATCTTCCCAAAACTGAGCAGATCCTTTTTCGTCAGCTGGGTTGAGTGGGCCGTAGCGATACTCCTTAATTGTTACGTTGCGGTTTAGTGTATTAAGATCTAAATCCTCGATAGCATCGTGCGGTTTGACATTCTTATTGCCAATCTCTTTTTCCTTTTTTAGCGCTGCAGGAGTATTCGGTCCATCAAAATCCGACAGATTACCTTCTAATATGATATCGCGTAATACTTGCTTAAGCTTCATTATTTCATGCCACTTTTCTCATACGAACTATTAAGTACGCCTGAGTAGTCTTTTATAAAGGCTGCTGTAGGATCGTTAGAGAATTGTGCTGGTGATCCGAAATCTTCATCATCCATTTGGTGACCGAAGTTCATTGCATCGCCTGCATCAAAGTGACCCATGCTTCCCCATTCGTTTCCTGCTGACTCTTGAATAGGTGCGGACTTACCACTTCTTAGATCATTTGCAGTTTCACGAAGAATATCACCTAGTGGTCCATTCATAGTAATGCCAAAGTCTTTTGATGGTTTTTGTTTAGGAAGAGGCAGTGGCTGTCTAGCTTGTGTACCTTGTCTTTTTTCTGCGTTTAGAAGACTCTTTTTCTGTTCTAATAGAACTGGAGCGAGTGCTGACTTCAACTCTTCACGAATGACTGAGCGTATCTCTTCCTTAATTAGTTTTCTCAAAATCTGTGCAAAATCTGCTGCTTTCATAAATGTAGTTTAGTATAAATATGTTGGTTTATGCGTATCCTTTAAAAGTTTGTAAAGGGATTCCGAATGCTGGGTTTGGAATGTAAAACCCTTGCATGCCTTTGAGTTGCTTTTCAAAGTTACCTGCAATCTCTCGAATAACAGCCTCACCACCGTCTGTCAGTCCGTTGCTTCTTAGTCGTGGAAACTGACCAATGCTTATTACTTGAAATGTTGTTCCAACAGTGTTTTGCCAAGTTACTCCAGTCCAAAAAGCTCTAGCGCTCAAACCTAAAACTGCAGTCTGAATTATCGCATCCGCATTTGCGAGCTTTGCTTTTATCTTATCTAACTTATCGCTATGCTCCTTTGCTGCTTCTTGTATTCTTTCTTTTAGCTCATCTTTGGTTTTCTTTAACCACTCCTTCACTTGTTTACGAATCCGTTGTTCAAAATCATTGACAGCATATAGTAAGCGATCAATCAAAGCAGCTAAGAATGATCCTTGACGCTTGTTGATTAACTTGTCAAGCTTGATCATTTCATCGTAAAAATTAAATCCCTTTATGTTAAGCTTTTTTAACCTTGCTCTGGCTGCATCAGCCTGTTGTTTGGCTCTCTTTCTTATTTCTTCATCGGTTTTTCTAATTACGTTTTGTGTGGGTTGCTCCTCAGCCTCCTTCTCTTCTTCTTCAATCTCTGTGGGTTCTATTCGCCCAACTAGCTTTCGTATTGTTGCTTGTGTTGCAAATAGATATTTTTGTTCTACGCTAACAAGTGACTGTGTAAAGTTTACTGACTGTAATACTGATGTCAATACTTTACCTTTGAGTTCGGTTCGAATCCTTTTGAGTTTATTCAAAATCGAATCAAATTTAGGCTCACCTTCAAACATACTAACAATTATTGATATTATTTGATTGCTAGCTAAATCGGCTACCGCTCCAATAGTACCATCAGGTCTTCTTTGTACCTTACTGTTGGCAGCTTGTAATGCTGCTTGCTTTATGTCTTCGATAAAACCCAAACCAAACTGCGATACTTCGTTTGTAGTAGTATTTACTAGCTCTTTAGCTTTTCCTTTCGAATCCTCTATATCTCGATACACTGTGAGTATTAAGTCAACATAAGTCTCTATAATACGCAAGCTGTTTACGTTATCATCAAATGCTTCTTTTTCGGCTTGCTCCTTGAGGTATTGTGCGCTTTTTATTTCTAATCCTACTGTATTATACTTGAACTTTCCTAATCCTATTTGCTTAATCCACTTCTCATTTACAGACGCTCTTAATTTTCCAGAAGCAATATTATTAAGTAGTGGCCCTGTGGCCTGGCTAACTAGTGCAATAGCTTCTCCCTTTTTGCGATAGTTTAGTACCTTCTGTTTGTACTGCTTAATTGTTTCTTTCTTTTCCTTTGCTGCTTGTGCTCTCGTCTCTATATCTGCACTGGCAGTAGGGATTGGTAATGAGGCGATGACCGCCTCTTCTATTTGCTTCTTTATACGTATAGCATTATCGATCTGCTTTTTAATATACTTTTTGATCTTCTTAATTGTCTTTATAACCCAACTATAAATAAACTGTACAAACTCTGCAACCTCTTTTAAAATTGCAATAATGGTAAATTTTGGTTTTGGTTCTAATCCTATTGCTCTAAGTGTTGCATCTACATTAGCGTCAGCGGTTTGACGATCAATCTTCTCTTGTTGTTTTTCGAGATGAGCTCTATATCGCTCATTGCGAGACTGTGAATCCATATCAACTGGCTCGATAAATATCTTTTCATCATCTAACCTCTTAATATCATCAATAACTCTTTTTAAACGTGGTCGGAATGATAAAACAACCTCGGCATATTGATCGTATTTTTTATCTGTTTGTTCAACAAATACTCTAAAGTCTTGAAAAGACTTTTTGCTCTGAGTAGCTATCAACACAAACGGCTCTGCAATAGCTGTTAATCCTTGCTCTTTAAAGTACCTTCTGATAAACTTTGCCTCGGATGTTGTTGCAAACTTCTTTAGCTGATAGCCTGGATCTACTGGTGTCACAATGCTACCATACACTCTTCCTTCATTAGCTGCAATGGATGCACTAGCTTGCGTAATAGCTTGACTAAGCCTACCTCCCTCACTAAATACCTCTTGCAAGCTTCCTGTAACTTGATTCAGTTTGTTAGCTATAAGTGGTACTTCTACGTTAATTATTGTGTCTTGCAAAGCGTAAGCAGCACTAATTAAACTAGAACTCTCTGCTATTATTTTGCTTACCATCTTTTGCTTTCTTCGTAAGATTCTAACGTTCTCTTCGTTGTTTTTGCGGAAGGTTTTTATATCTTCCTTCTTCTGTTTAAACAGATCGACTAACGGAGAGGGCTTTGGCACTTTAGGTGGCATTAGTGCCTGTTTTTGTAGTCGCTTTTCTGCATTAGCTGCCTGCTTTTCAGCTATACGCTCTTTTATGTCTTTTA